AGGTCGAAAAGCGCGCCGAAACCGCCAAGGCCGGACATTGTACCCGGACGGTTGGTCCGCTTGGCCGCAGGCTTGATCCGATCCACCAGCGCGTTGCCTGCATCGATATCCACGCCCGCATCGGCATAGGTCAGTCCCGTGGTCGGGCCGTTTTTCGGCGTGGTCATCTGGCGCTCTCCGGTATGTGGCGGAATTCGCGCCCGCATAGACGATATTGCCCGCACAGGCAACGCCCCGCGCTTGACCGCGCCCATCAACCCGCCTAAGCCTGACCACGCCGGTCCGGGCCTGTAGCTCAATGGTTAGAGCAGGGCGCTCATAACGCCTTGGTTGGGGGTTCGAGTCCCTCCGGGCCTACCGGTCTATCCCATTGATATCCAAGAAAACCCTTGCATTACAGGCGGCTTGCCCGTTTCAATGTTACAAACTTGGTTACAAATGGGGCTGTTATGGCTGGTCGTGTCCGCCACTTGGTCAACCGTTCCGGGCGCTTCTTTGCCCGACTCGTTGTGCCGAAAGACCTGCGCGTGTTCGTCGGAAAGACCGAACTCCGCATGGCTTTGGGTGGCGACCATCGGCAGGCCATGAAACTTCTGCCGGGTGCAGTCGCGCAGCTTCAACATGAAATCGCGCTGGCAGAGCGGAAAGCAGGTGAAGGTCAGGTGCGCCCTGCAACAGCCCGTTACCCTCTGGCACCGGATCAACTCGCCTCAAGCCTTTATACCCAGCGCCTCGCCTTCGACGACCAGTTGCGGAACGATACGCGGTTTGCCTCTGTCGGGATTGACGACCTGCATGTCAGTAACCTGCGCAGCGCCGTTGCCGGGCGTTCCAGTGACGTTGAACTGGCCGCCCTTGTCGGTCGCCAGATCGAGCGCTTCCGGGCGGCTGGGAACCTGACCGCCGCACCTGGCTCCGATGAATGGCGCATCATCGCCCGCGCCCTCTGTGCTGCCGAACTTGAAGCCCTCGCCCGCGTCGCAGAGCGTGACGAAGGCGACTTCACCGGCAAAGCCGAAAATCCGCTGATCGTGAACGCGCAGCCACCCGAGGAACCGCACAAGCCGGTGAGCCTGTCAAAGCTATGGGATGCGTATGTCGCCAGCCGCACACAGGCCGGTTTCATGCGTGACGAAGGCAAGAGGCAGGATTCCGTTATCAAGAGCCTGCGCGCCTATCTCAAGCATGACGACGCAAGCCAAGTTACGAAGAAAGACCTGCTTGGCTGGCGAGATTACCTTATGGCATCGCTTTCGGCGAAGACGGTGAGCGACATTTATCTGTCCACGATCCGTTCGCTGTTCCTCTGGGCACATGAAAACGAGCGCCTTCCCGAGAATGTCGCCGCGACCGTCAAGCAGCCGAAGCCGCGTAAAGTGCAGGCGCGCGAGCGTGGCTATACCGATGCGGAGGCCGTGGCCGTCCTGAAGGTCGCGCGTTCGCATGTGCCGAAGCCCAATCAGTTCGGCTATGTGCGCGAAACCCCGCACATGACCGCGGCGAAGCGATGGGCGCCGATCCTGTGCGCCTTCTCCGGTGCGCGCATTTCCGAGATCACCCAGCTTCGGAAAGAGGATATCCGGCAAGAGGGAGAACGCTGGGTGATGCGCATTACCCCCGACGCCGGAACCGTGAAATCGGGTGGCTATCGTGACGTTCCCCTGCACCGCCAGATCGTCGCCCTTGGCTTCATTGACCTTGTAGAAGCCGTTGAGACTGGCCCGATCTTTCACGGCGCCACCGATCCGGCAAAATACGCGACCGCAGCCGCAAGTGTCTCGGATGAAGTCGCGAAGTGGCTAAGGCGCGCAGAGGTGACGCCAGAGGGAGTGCAACCTAACCACGGCTGGCGTCACCGGCTGAAAACGCAAGCGATGGAACTTGGCATTATTGCTCGAGTGATCGACGCCATGCAGGGACATTCCGGGCGCACCGCAGGCGAGAACTATGGCGACGTGACCTTGAAGGCGCGGATCGCCGCAATTGATCAACTGCCGGAATACGATCTGACATAATGTTATGACATAACATAACCCTTGCGGCTTGCCGGAATTGAGGTATTATATTACCGTGTAGTGAGTATGAGTTCCGCATGGGTATCATGTCTGGCCTCGCCCGCTTTGTCGGGCGAGGCGTTGCCGAGAAGAAGAATATCACCCTGACCGATCCGGCGGCCTTTGGGCTGTTCGGCATCGCGCCGGTGAGTTCGGGCATGACCGTCAGCGCGCAATCCGCCATGCGCGTTCCCGCTGTCGCCTGTGCTGTCTCGCAAATCTCTGAGACTGTCGGCTCCCTGCCGGTGAAACTGTTCCAGCGCGACACCCGCGACGCTGCCACCGATCACCCGGCTTACAAACTGATCCATGAGGAAGCGAACCCGTGGACCAGCGCCGAAGCCTTGCGCGAGCAACTGACCATCGACGCGCTTCTGCATGGACACGGCTTTGCGCAGGTGGTGCGCAACAGCGCAGGCAAGCCGCTGGAACTGCACCGCATCGAGCCGGGTGCTGTCACCATCGAAACCGACAACTACGGCGAACCCTCTTACCGCGCCCATATGCAGAACGGCGGTTCAACCACCCTGCCCTTTACTGAAGTGCTGCATGTCAGCGCGTTCGGTGGCGTGTCACCGATCACCCTGGGCCGCGAAGCTATCGGCCTTGCCCTCGCCTTTGAAAGCCATATCGCCCGGCTGTTCGCCAATGGCGCGCGACCGGCAGGCATCATCACCTCGCCCAAGGGCTTGCAGGACGAAGCCCGGCGCAAGCTGAAAGAGTCGTGGGAAGCCATGCACTCCGGCAGCAATACCGGCAAGGTCGCGCTGCTTGACGAAGGCATGACCTATCAGGCGATTACCATGACCCTGACGGATGCGCAGTTCGCCGAAAACCGCCTTGAGCAAATTCGCGAGATTGCGCGCGTGTTCCGGGTGCCGCCGACCATGCTCTTTGAACTGACGCGCGGCACTTGGAGCAATACCGAGGAAATGGCCCGCCAGTTCCTGCAAACCACGCTCAAGCCTTGGCTGACCGAATGGGCTTGGGGTTACGCCCGGTGCCTGCTAACGCCCGAGGAACGCCGGGCCTTCTATGTGGAATTTGTCACCGACGACCTGACCACGACCGACACGGCCAAGCGCGCCGCCGCCTATGGGCAATATCGCAGCATGGGCGTGATGACCGCAAACGAGGTCCGCGCAGGCTTGAACCTGTCACCCCGGCCTGACGGCGACGCCCTGCAAAACCCCTACACCACGACCGGCGCAGCCCCCGCGCCTGCCAACGAGGATTCCCCGCCCCATGAATGACCAGATCACGCACCGCGCCTTCTTCGGTGACCGCGAACGCGCCTTCACCCTCACCGATCCGATGCTTGCCGAACTTGAGCGGCTGACCGAACTTGGCGTGGGTGCGCTTTACTTCAAGCTCATGGGCCTCGCCTTCACCGCCGAAACTCTGCGCGAGATCATCCGGCTGGGTCTGATCGGCGGCGGCACCTCGCCCGAGGAAGCCAAGCGCCTTTGCGACACCTACGCCACCGACCGCCCGCTGTCCGAGGTGTTCCCGCTGGCGCTAGAAATCATGGAAGCGCGCTGGAACGGCGCGGGCAGCGACAAGGCACAGGCCGCGCAAGCCGCCCTCAAGGTGGCGGCATGACCGACCGGCTTGAGATCAAGGCCGCGCTATCTGTCAGCGATGCGGGCGAGATTACCGGCACCGCATGGCCGTTCGGTTCCGCCGACCGCGTGGGGGATGTGATCGAAAAGGGCGCGTTCGCCAGCCCCGCCACCCTGCCGATGCTGTTCGCGCATGATCAGGGCCAAGTCATCGGGGTTTGGGACCAGATCACCGAAACCGCCTCCGGCCTGACCGTGAAGGGCCGCCTGCTTGTGGAGGATGTGGAGCGCGCCCGCGAGGTGCGCGCCATGGTGAAGGCGGGCGCTGTCACCGGCCTGTCCATCGGCTTCATTACCAAGGCCGCCACGCCCCGAAAGCGCGGGCGCACCATCACCGCGCTTGAACTGCACGAAATCTCTGTGGTCGCGGTGCCTGCGCATCCCGGCGCGCAGATCACCTCTTTGAAGTCTGTAACGTGTGAGGAATCCCAAGTGGAAAACGACGAAACCAAGACCCCGGCCAATGTGCCGGAAATCGACACCAAGACCTTTGACCGGATCAACGCCCGGCTTGACCAACTGGAAGCCAAAGGCAACCGCCTTGGCGCCCCGGCAATCGTGCAGGGTAGCGAAGAGCGCAAGGCGTTCGTTTCGTTTCTGCGCCGTGGCGTGGAGCGGATCGCCCCCGAGGAAGCCAAGGCCCTGACCGTGGCGAATGACGCCAGCGGCGGCTATCTGGCCCCCGAGGAGTTCGGCAAAGAGCTTCTGAAGAAGCTGGTCGAAATCAACCCGATCCGCGCCTTCGCCAATGTGGTGCAGATCAGCGCCCCGGAAGTGAAGTATCCCCGCCGCCTGACCGGCACCGCCGCAACCTGGGTGGGCGAGATCGACGCGCGCACCGCCAGCGGCATGACCTTTGAGCAAGTCACGATCACCCCGCACGAGTTGGCGACCTTCACCGACGTTTCCAACAACCTGCTGGAAGACAACGCCTATGGGCTGGAAGGCGAGTTGCTGAATGACTTCGCCGAGAGCTTCGGCAAGACCGAAAGCCTTGCCTTCCTGACCGGCACCGGCATCGGCCAGCCGAAGGGCTTGATCACCGACACCGACATTGCCCAGATCAGCACGGCCAACACCAGCAACTTTGAACAGCTTATTATCTCGTTGTTCCATGCCATTCCGACGACCTACGCACAGCGTGGCGCATGGATGATGAACCGCAACATGCTTGCCATGGTGCGGTCCTGCAAGACGACCGTGGGGCAACCGCTGGTGGTGGATCGTATCTCGGAAGCCTTCCCGCAAACCCTGTTCGGTCGCCCGGTTATCGAAATGCCGGACATGGACGACTGGGGCGAAGGCAATACGCCGATCATCTTCGGCGACCTGTCGGGCTATCGGATCGTGGACCGCGTGGGCCTCTCGACCCTGCGCGACCCCTTCAGCCTCGCCACGGTCGGGCAGGTGCGCTTCCATGCCCGCAAGCGTGTCGGCGCTGACGTGACGCACCCCGACCGCTTTGTGAAGCTGACGGTCGCGGCCTGATCCATGTCGATCCGGCCCGCATCTGAGTTCCCGCTGCTGCATGGCGACCATGCCGTGACGCTGCGGGCCTCCCTGCGGGCCGCTGTCGCGCTGGACGCCCTTCCGGGTGGCTTGGGCGGTCTATTCGATCAACTGGCCCGCCAAAGCCTTCCCGCCATTCACGCGGTTATCCGGGCCGCTGCCACGGATCGGCAAGAGGCCGAGCGCCTGCTTGCCTTCACCGCCACGAAACCGCTTGCGTCTTTTCTCCTCTCCGCGCAAGCGGCCTGCCTCGCCCTGATCATGACACTTCTCCCAGAGAAGCAGGGCGAGGCACCCCCTTCCGGCGCGGTCATTCCACTGTCGGAGTTCTTCGCCAGCCTCTACCGCTATGCGACGGGCTGGCTTGGCTGGCCACCTTCCGAGGTCTGGAACGCCAGCATTGCCGAGCTTGAGGAAGCGCTGTCCGCGCATATCGACCGGCTACTGAAACTCACGCCCGGCGCATCGAGCAACGAACCGACCACCGGCCCCTCTACCGAATACACGCCCGAGCGCCTGAAGCAGATCGACGAACAGGGCTTCGACCCCGCCTTTGATCGCGAAGGACTGCGGGCTCTGAAAGCACGTCACCATGCCTAGACCGCCCCATGTCTGTTCCTGTGGCCGCGTTGTGCCCCATGGCACCCGCTGCGCCTGTCAGATCGAAAGCACCCGCGCCCGCAACCGCCGCCATGACGCTACCCGCCCAAGCGCCCGTGAGCGCGGCTATACGACCGACTGGCAGCACGAACGCAAGATGTTCCTGCGCTGCCACCCGGATTGCGCCCGGTGTGGCGAACCTGCGACCGTGGTGGATCACATCATTCCGCATCGGGGCGACAAGGCGCTGTTCTGGGACCGGTTCAACTGGCAAGCCCTATGCGAGGGGTGCCACAACGGGGCGAAGCAGCGCGAAGAGCAAGCGATCTAGGTGTTTGATCCCAGGGTTTGATGGTGCGATCCTTTCGCGGGAATGGAAGGAAGCAGCATGGGACAGGTTCGTCACGGGAGCGCCACGACCAC